CTGGGGTCTATGTCGAGTCGGTTGAGTCCCGTCAGGATGTGCGGCGCCTCATCATGCCGGGGCAGGCTGCCGCTGACCCGCGCCTGGTCGAGATGATGGACGCGAACAACCTCGACTCGGACCTGTCGCTGTTCCTCGATGACCGTTACACCTACGGGCGTGCGTTCATGTCGGTCGGCTCGAACGAGGACGACCCGGAGAACCCGTTCATCCACGTCGAGTCGCCGCGGGAGATGACGGCTCGCGTCGACATCCGTAAGCGCCAGATGACGTCGGCGTGCAAGTTCTACGGGGTTGACGAGACGACGCAGGCCGGCCCGACGAACCTGACGCTGATGCTGCCCGATGTGACGGTGTGGGCCCAGAAGACGAACGAAGGACGTTGGGCTGAGGTTGACCGCGACCCGCACCGTCTCGGGCGCGTGCCGGTCACGATGAGCTTGTGCCGGCGTCGTTCCGGCTCATGGGTTGGGCGCCCGCTCATCACCCGTGTGAACGACCTGACGGACGCTCTAGCGCGGGCGATGGCGAACATGCAGTTCGGGTCGGAGGCAGCGGGCATCCCACAGAAGTATGCCCTGGGCGTCTCGGCCGGTGACTTTGTCGACAAGGACGGCAAGCCGCTGCCGGCGTGGTCTGCGTACTTCAATGCGATCTGGGCCAACAAGAACCCGAACATCAAGGTCGGGCAGTTCACTGCGGCGGATCTGAAGAACTTCGAAACGCAGGTCACGATGTACGGCAAGCTTGCCGCGTCGGTGACCTATCTGCCGTCACGGTACTTCGGCTTGACGACCGCGAACCCTGCCAGTGAGGGTGCGATCGACGGCGAGGAGGCGCAGTTCGTCAAGTTCGTCGAGCGCCAGAACTCGCAGGTCGGGTCGGTGCTCGGATGGACTGCTGGGCTGTGGTGGCGCTTCGCTACGGGTGAGTGGGTCGACGGCTCTCGCATCGGCGTCGAGTGGCACAACCCGGGGACGCCGACTATCGCCCAGCGCGAGGACGCGTTGATGAAGCGCAAGAGCGTGGGAGTTCTTTCGCGGCAGGGCTACTGGGACGAGCTTGGCTGGTCCGAGCAGCGCAAGGCGAAGGAGCAGCAGTACCTCGATGAGGAGGCTGCTAACGACCCGATCCTTGCGGCATCGAACAAGCTCTTGAACGGTGGCTCCGGTGCTTCCGCGGGCGGTCAGTGACCACCTCGCCAGGCAGCGACGGCTCACTCTGGCGACGCTCGGGCTGATCCGTCGCGAGTGGTCACTCATGGGCGACGACCTGGACGCTTCTTGGCGTCGGGTCGGTCCGCGTGTTGTGCTCCTGACGGCTTCGGCTCAGGTGGGGTCTGCGACGAACGGGCTCGCCTATGTCGATGGCGCGCTCGACGGCAAGGTGGACCCTGAGGCCCAGGTCCGGCCGCAGGGTCTCGCCGGTGTCGCGTCGGACGGGCGCCCGCTCGAGTCGTTGCTGTACAGCGCCGTGATCCACGCCCGGTCGGCCAAGGTGGAGTCGCTTCCTGAGCGTCTGCGCGTCGGCGGGCTGTGGCTGGACCGGATTGTGCAGACGCAGGTCGCGGACGCAGGTAGGGACGCTACCAAGGTCGCGATGACGGTCCGCCCCGGCGTTCGCTGGGTGCGTGTGGTGTCGCCCCCGTGCTGCCAGCGCTGCGCGGTCCTGGCGGGCGAGTCGCGCACGTTCTCGCACCCGTTCCAGCGCCACCCCGGCTGCGACTGTCAGATGCTTCCCCAGACGGTCGCGAGCCCTGGCGCGGTTTGGGCGAAGGTCGACCCATCGGACGTCACTGACTTGACGCGAAGGCAGAAGCTCGCGCTTGCCAGCAGCACTGAGAAGGACCCGGCCAAGGCGTTCAACAGGGTCGTCAACGACTACCAGCGCAAGCGCGGGCAGTTCAGCGGTTACACGCCGCCCACCCGCGTCGACACGGTCATTGACCGTGCGGGACAGCGCGAGAAAGCCATGGATGCACTGCGCGCCATCGGCATCGTCGCCTGACCCCTACAAGCCACCCCGACGGCGCGAGGCCACGGGGACGACCTCCACGGAGGAATCATGCCCGAGGGCACTGACACCCAGCAGCCGAGCGCGACGCCCGGCGCTGCCACTCCCGCCGCCGTTGCAGCCAAGGCTGCGACGCCAGCGGAGACCGCGCCCAAGCCGGCCGACGAGCCGCTGGGTGACGGAGGAAAGAAGGCCCTCGAGGCCGAGCGCGAGGCCCGCAAGGAACTCGAGCGCCAGCTTGGACAGATCAAGGAAGGGCTGGCGCAGGTCTTCGGCAAGCAGGAGGGCAAGGCGACCGCGGATGACGTGCTCGCCAACCTCTCGAGCCAGGTCGAGGACATGAAGCGCGACGCGCTCGTCTACCGCCTCGCCGCAACACACAAGATCACTGAGCAAGACGACATCGACCTCCTGCGCTCCGCGAAGGACGAGGACGCGATGACCCGGCTCGCCGCCCGACTGGCCTCTCAGGCCGAGGACGCGTCGAGGCCGGGCACTCCCAAGCCGGACCTCTCTCAGGGGACCACCGGCCGCGAGCACATGGCTCTCAACGGCGACCCGTTGGAGCAGTCGCTCCGTTCCGCACTCGGCATCAAGTGATGCCCCACTCGTCCTAGGAGGACACCATGGCGATTTCCGCCGCAACCACGACGAGTGACTTCTCGGGGTTCATCACCCCGGAGATGTCCGCTCCGATCTTCGAGAAGGCTCGGCGCTTCTCGGCCATCCAGCAGCTCGCCAAGCAGGTGCCGCTCGGCGCCTCTGGCGTGAAGATCCCGGTCACGACCGGCAAGCCCACCGTCGGGTGGGTCGGCGAGGGCGGCCAGAAGCCTGCCAGCTCCGGCTCGAAGGCCCTCAAGACGATCACCCCGCAGAAGGCCGCGGCGATCGTCGTCGTGTCCGCCGAGGTCGTCCGCGCCAACCCCGGCGGCTACGTCTCCGACATCAAGGACGACCTCGCTGAGGCGTTCGGCACGGCGTTCGACCGTGCCGCGATGCACGACCAGGGCCCGGACGGCACTGCCGGCGCCGGCCCGTTCGCCACGTACCTCGACCAGACCACCAAGTCTGTCGAGCTTGGCACGACCACGCAGGCCAACGGCGGCATCCACGGTGACGTCGTCGCCGGCCTGTCGCTCCTCGTCGCTGGTGGCAAGAAGCTCACCGGCTTCGCCATCGACGACCAGCTCGAGCCGCGCTTCTGGGGCGCTGTCGACACCGCGGGCCGCCCGCTGTACGTCGACCTGCCCTACGACGCTTCGGCTGGTGCGGTTGCCCGCCCCGGCCGGCTGCTGAACCGCCCGTCGTTCATGACGGACGGCATCTACTCCGGCACCGCGGCTGACGTCTTCGGTTACGGCGGCGACTGGTCGCAGTGTGTTTGGGGTGTCGTCGGCGGCATCTCCTACCGCGTCTCCACCGAGGCGACGGTCACCATCAACGGCACGCTCACGTCGCTGTTCGAGAACAACCTCGTCGCCATCCTGGCAGAGGCCGAGTACGGCTTCCTCTGCAACGACGTCGAGTCGTTCGTCAAGTACGTCGACGCCGTCTGATCTGAAGGGAACTGACTCATGGCTGAGAACCAGAACACGGACGCCAAGGATGCTCGCATCGCCGAGCTCGAGGCCCAGCTCGCCGAGGCCCAGTCGGGCAGCGAGCCGGTGAAGCAGGAGAAGACGGTCGTCCTGCGCCACGCCAACGGGACGAAGGTCCGCGTCGGCGAGTCGCAGGTCGAGGGCCTGAAGGCCTCCGGCTTCAAGAAGTGACGGAAGGGGTGGAGCGAACATGACCGTAACCATTGCGAATGTGGCGACCGAACTGGCTCGTTCCACCCCCACCTCGCCCGTCTCTGATCAGTGGCAGTCGTGGATCGATCGTGCCTATCGGCTGATTGAGGGGCGGCTCGGGGCAACCGCGTACGCCGCCGTGGACCCCGCGACCCTCGACGACGTCGTCCTGATGGCGGTCGCCGAGCATGTTCGGGCGTGGCGCGACTCAACCGCTCGGCGCTCGACGACCACCGTCGATGACGGGACGGTCTCTCGTGAGTATGACTCCCCAGCGGGTCTGCTCGAGATCCCTGACGGGCTTTGGGCTCTGCTGGACCCGACCGTCGGCGATGGTGGCGCCTTCACCATTACGCCCTTCGCGGAGCAAGATCCGAGTCCGTTTGAGAGTTGGGCGTGATGATCGGCGACGACATCGCGGCCGTCCTCCCGGAGCTGCGGGCGCAGGCGGAGTCGATGATGCGCGACACCGTGAAGGTGGAACGCGACACGGGCGAGTTCACTCGCGACCCGGTGACTCTTGAGGACACACCCGTGTTCGCGACGGTGTATGAGGGAAAGGGCCGTTGGCAGCGTCCCGACACTGTCGCTGCTGAGGCTGTCGCTGGCGAGGTTGAGTTCGGCATCAACCGCGTTGTGGTGCAACTCCCAATGTCGGCGACGGGTGTGTTGCGTGGCGATCGGGCGACGTGTGTGGCGTCGGCGTTCGACCCGGATCTGGTGGGCGCGAAGGCGACCGTGCTGGGCGTTCCTAACAAGTCTCACGCGACGATGCGCCGGCTGTTGTGTGAGGAGGTGTCTTGATGGACCTGGACCTCTCTGAGTTCAAGGCGTTGTCCGCGTCGCTGGGGCGCGCGTCGGCTGCGGTGGTGGCTGCTGAGCAGGCGGTCGTGGCGAAGGCGCTCGTGAACATCAAGAAGGACACTCGTAAGGGCGTCTCGAGCGATCCCACGTGGCGCCGCTTGGCGTCGACCGTGAACTACGACCAGGTCGGCCTCGACGGAACTGTCGGCTACGACGACCGCGGCCAGGGCGAGCTCGCGAGCATCGCGGAGTATGGGTCTGCTCGTCACGCCCCGCACCCTGCGCTGTTGCCGGCGGCTCGTGGTGAGGCGCCACGGTTTGAGAAGGCTACGGCTGATGTTGCGGCTGGCGTTGTTGAGGCAGCTCTGAGCGGCGACGTCGCGAAGCTGGAGTACATCACTAAGTCTGGCAAGACGATCATGGCGTCGCCTGCGCAGATCGCGAACTTCACTCGGGGTTCGCGGTGAGTGTGGATTTGGTGTCGGCGATCCTTGATCGGTTGACCGGCGCGAATTTGAAGGCGTTCGACACTCCCCCGCCGACGACTACGACGACACCGTATGTCGTGGTCTATTTCGACTCTGGTGTCCGTACTTCTGACCGTGAGACGGACCAGCGTGTGCAGCGTGACCACGGCTGGCAGACGGTCACGGTCGGGTCGTCCGCAACACAGGCACGCGCGGCTGTGGATCGTGTGACTGGCGCGCTGGAGGATTGGCGACCTGCGGTCGATAGGGTCACCTTTTCGAAGGTTGACCACGAGGGCACCCAGCCTGTCCGTCGCGACCCGGACATGCCGGATCGCGTCCTGTTCATCGCCACGGACCAGTGGCGAGCGGTGTCTGACCCGGTCTGACACCCGACACCCGTGCACCCATCCACCGATGCCCGGAAGGGGCGATTAGTCATGGCGTGGAAGCGCTACAAGGACCCCCAGTCCGGGGACGAGTTCACCGCGGACGAGCGGGCTGGCAACGCGATGGGCCTCAAGCCCCTCGACAAGAACGCGGTCGACGCAAGCGACCGCCCCCTGGCCCCGAAGCCGCACACCGACAAGGCGGGCAACGCCGCCAAGATCAAGGAGGCCTGAGCCATGGCGCTCACCATCCCGCCCGGCGTCGACGCGCTCGGCCGCCGCAATGCGATCTTCATCCCGACCGACACGCTGTCTGTCGCTACCCTCACCGGCCCCACGGCCGTCGAGCTGATGTGCTACCTGACGAAGGGCACCTTCGGTGTTTCGTCGGAGACCCAGCGCGGCACCGACGAGCGCGAGTGCACCCTCGTGGCCGCTGAGGTCATGGGCAACACGACCTACTCGATGAACGACCTCGAGTACGTGTGGGAGCCGCAGGACACGACTGGCGACTCGCCGACGAACAAGGCGTTCAACCTGCTCGGTCCGCGGACCGGTGGCGCGACGGGCTTCATCATCGTCCGTTACGGCATCTCGCAGGACACGGCGCTCGCCGCTGGCCAGCTCGTGGACAAGCTGCCGGTCACGCTCGGCCCGCAGCTTCCGAAGTCGGTCGACGGGTCGAACCCGGCCGAGAAGCTGAAGATCACGCAGTCGGTGGTCATCAACCAGGGCGCCGTTTTCAGCGTTCCGCTCGTCGCCTGACCTTCTACTCCCAGCCGGCCCGGTCGCACGGGTCTGGGCCGGCTGGGTAACCCGTGCGCCCGTGCAGTAGCAAGGAGTTACCCATGTCTGAGCCTTTTGACTTTGAGGCGTTCATCGCCGGTTCGAAGCTCGCCGAGGACACTTTCGCTCTGTACCTCGTCAACCACGGCCCCGCCATCGAGCGGCTCCGGACTGAGATCGAGGATGCGAAGGCTGGCGGTTCTGACGACCGCGAGGCGTCCGCTTCGGCCGATGTTGCTGCGCTGGAGCAGCAGGTTGCGCGGCTGGCCGCGGAGATGCAGAAGTCTCGGCGTGAGGTGACGCTGCGCTCGGTGACGCCGGACGAGCTTGAGCAGATCGCGAGCGACAAGACCGACGTGTACGACCAACTGGCGATCCAGTCGGTGAACCCGGTGCTGAACCGCGACCAGTGGAAGCGTCTGGGTGCTGCTGTC